GAACCAACACCACGAGAAGAAACGCCAAGCATTACCCCCTCATCAAGAAGTGAAGATGCAATTTTGCCCATAGGGGTAGAAAGGATTTGTGCCTTTCCTTTAAAATTGTTACCTTCTTGTACTAGAGAAGTAATTTTATGAGAAACCCGATCAAGGTTTACGGTAGGACCGTCTGGATGACCAAGTTCGCCAAGAGCACGACCCTTATTTACAAAGGTTTCGTTGTAACGACCTACTTCACGAGCAAGGGTTGACATGGGATACATTCTCCCATTGCGATTCTTAATCTCACCTTGAAGGAATACGCCTTCAATGTAGAGTTTCTTATTCGCACCCTTACCTTCAGTAAGAATTTTTACATTTGTTACTTCTTCTGTGATGAGTTTCATTTTTTTATGCGGTAAATCCTACTTTTGCACCCAATACACCAGCATTTGCGGCAAATACGCACTGAGTAGGGTTTTTTTCAAGATATTCTACAGTTCCTGTTGGCATTGTAAAAGATCCAACAACAGTTCCACTTTGAGTTTCTACCACAGTAACAAGATGATTGCCACTATGCGTATTAACTAAACGGACAACAGTTGCCTGAGTAAAACTGACGGCAGCTCCAGTTGTTGTAGGCAGAGCTGCCTCGGCACCTTTACATAAAGTCCTTGCCATTATTCTTCCCCTTCTGTATCAGTTTCGGTTTCGGTTTCAAGTTCTGACGTTGGTTCTTCATCAGTAGGTTCATTACCTACTTCAGTTTCACCATCAACTTCACTTTCAGGATATTCAAACTCTTGACCAAACATTCCATTAGAAACATAAGGTCTTGCAATATCAACCCGTTCTGCTGCTTTTGCATACAAAACTTCTTTCATTTTATCGCTAATATCAGACGGAGCTCCATCTGTAGCGATCAAATCTATAACATCTTCCATGAAAAATCAATGTATTAATATAATAATATTTATAACTCAGCCTTTCTAGTGTCTTTTTGGTAGTTAGCATCTACCACTTTTGCCATTGCTTCAACGTCTGGTTCTGTAGGAATTTCCCCCATTGACATTGGATCTGAATCAATTCCTCCCATTCCAGCACCATCGGCAGGTAATTCTTCTTCAGGTTGTGGAAGTGGTTGACCGGTTACTGGATCAATTGTGGAAGGATCTGGAATAATTCCCTTTTTAATCTCATCTTCAATCTGTCCATCAATCTCAATGATTTCTTGATCAGTTTGGCGAAGAATTCTCTTACGAACAAACTCGGTAGAATAATACTTACCAATGAATGGTTCAATTTGAGCAAGATTTCCCAGTCTGCCCTGAATCATTTCAGATTCTTTCAACTCTGCAAACTGATTATCATACAGGAAATCATATTGAATATGATCTCTCATTACTTCCCAATCGTCTGGAGAAACAATATTCTTAAGAATCAATTGAGTTTTCAACATATCGTTGAACATCTGTGCAAAACGCTTTCTCAGACGACCAACAAACTTAGAAAACTTAAGTTCATCGCGAAGAATTTCTGAAGAACGTCCAAGATTAAATCCACCATCAGCAGCAATTCTGGATTCAGGAACTCCAAGTGCTCTATAAAGTTTCTTTTGGAAATACTCAATATCGGAAAGTTCTCCTAAGTTTTGTCCACCTGGAAGAGTTGTGATTTCAGTTCCTCTACCACCTTCTCTTCTAGGAAGCCAGAAATCTTCCATCATAGACATAAACTTCTTATCATCACGAACTTCGCCAGTCTGTGCATTATATGCAAGTTTATTTCTATAGCGAGACATGACCTCACGAAGGTATTGCTCTGCCTTTACTTTAGGAAGATTGCCGACATCAATATAAAAAATACGACGTTCTGGTGCTCTTGACAATCTATAGATTACTAAAGAATCCTCAATCATTCTAAGTTGATTGAGTGCCTTGATTGCTTTATGGAGATATGAAAGAACAGTATTCTTATTCCTATCTACCAAACCAGATGTACAATATGTTACTGTATCTTTTGCAATTTTTATTGATTTTGTTTTTCCACCAAGACTACTTGTTGGATAATTTGGAGATGGGGTATATTGAAAAAATTCTTCAAACTCAGGACCATTTTGATACTCTAATGGATTTTTACCATTTCCACTAACTCTTACCGCTCCAGTATCATATTTGCCATTTGGATCTTTTTTCTCTTGACGAATATATTTCATCTTGAGAGGGTCAATATATCTAAGTTCTTTAATTCCTTCTTGAGGTGCTTTTAAATCGATAACCTTGAGATAATAAACTCTTCCATCAACATACCAGTTGCGGAAAATCTCATGGGATTTTCTATCAAAATCTAAAATCTCTTTAAGATATTTGAATTCTTCCCTAATTTTTTTCTTAAGACCATCGCTAGCATTAAGATTTGATAACTCAATTTCTACTGGAGAGTCATACAAATCACTAACGATTGCTTCATTAACAACATCTTCAATCGCACCATCCGCTTCGGGATGTAGCGACATTTCTCTATATCTTCTTATTAAATCATGCTCTGTTTTGAAGACACCTTCAATATCGACATATTGTCCATAAAATCCACTAGAAACATAGTTATCAACCCCGTCCTGATTAGTTTCAGGAACGGGGGAAATGACTGAAGGTGACTTATTTTGATTTCCGTCAATTTTAAAACCAAAAAGTTTTGCCATAATAATTTCTGCTGTGCTTCTTATTTAACTATTTAGTTAATATCTTCACCGCCAGCATTTGAACCATTGCCCTTAGTAGCTTCCCACCACTGAACTTGGAGTTCAACAGTGAATTCTTGAATACCTTGAGCATCATAACCAAGTTCAATTGGTGAAACCTGAGTTGGGAATACATCGTAGAAACGATATGTTCTCAGAACAGAACCATCACGATCAAGTTGCATGACATATGCATCTGCTTGATATGTTGCAGGATCAGTTAATCCAGTATTATCTGATACTCTATTGATAGTATTCATCCAACGCTCCATGGCAGAGCGAATCGAGAAGTCTGTATCATTGATAACAGTGACGGTCCAAGAATCGAAGGTTCTATCACCTGCGATTTTCAGAACACGACCTCTGAATGGTACTTCAATCTGTTGAATGTTAGATGCTGGCATATTAGCACCTTTAACCAAAAATCTAGTTTTTTCTAGAGTATCGGAATCTGGTTGTGCAGCGTCTGGGAAGTTCAGAACGACTTCGAAGAGATTGGCGCGAGCGCCACCACCCGTCAATTTACTCTTGAAGTCAGTAATCTTCCTTAGTGGGGGCGGATTGATTTGCTTATAGTTAGCCATTAGTTTTGACCTTGAGAAGAAAAATTAAACTGAACCAATAACTTCTTCAAACGCAACTCCAGTTCTAGTAGCAACAAAGGTAAGACCGATGAAGTTGATAGAACGTGCAGGTTTGATGAAGATGTCAGCAACAAATTCATTGGAATCAATGACTGCTGCTGTGTTGTTTGTCTCATCACAAACAACTACAAAATCCTGAATGCCCCTCTTAGATTGAACATCGCGAAGGAATGGTTCTACAATATTGACAAAATTGGTTCTAGTGATTTCGTCGTTGAACTCAAAAAGGAAATCCTTGGCAGCAGCAGAAATTGCATCTTCGAGATAGATGAATAAGCGGCGAACATTGATTCTATCAAATGCTGAGGACTTACCAAATCCAGTCTTATCACCAAAGAGAATCATACCTGCTCCAGGAGAGAAGATAACTGGATTGATTCTGCTTGAATACAGAAGATCTCTTTGCTTCTTACCAGGATTATATGCAAGTTTAACTGCATTCAAAATTGCACCTCTAGAAGTTCCAGCAGGTGAGAACCATGGGAACTGTTGAATATCAGTTCTGGCACAAGTACCAGCGATATCTCCATTCAGAGGTACATAGCGGAAAGTATCATTGAAGCGGTCATACATGTACTTGTAACCACTATCAAAGACTCCATATGTAGTTGAAGTTGCAGCAGAATAGAATCCAAGAACATTTTCTGTAATTTTGTCAATATTATTGACTGTTACAGTTCCGACTTTGTTATCACTAATAAATGCACCTCTATATGGTGAGATGAATGCAACAGCATCTTTTCTTGCTTCGGCAACCGCAATACACTTATTAGCAAGTGCTTGTGCCTGTTCCTTAGGATAATTTGCAGAACCCATAAGAATGAAGTCTACTTCATACTCTTCAGTGTTCTCAAACTTAGTCAGACCAGAAACAATATCGTCAAGTCCTGAATGCAATGAACCAGCAGTTGTGTAATCTTTGGTATCACCACCAGCAGTAGCAGCATAGTTTGTACCACCTGCAAGCGCAGCGGTAAATGCACCCGAACCAGCAAAGTTTACATTCTTTGCATCTTGATCCCAACTAGTATCATCATCAAGTTCAAAGGAACTACCCCCATTGTCACTATGTGCGATTGTTGAAATTCCAACAGGTGCAGAACCACCAAAGATGTACTGTGAGTTGGTATAAAGATACTTTCTCCAATAAGAAGGAGACCCAACAGAGAATGTTGCATCTTTTGCCTTGGAAAGATTCAAATGCTTTTCAAGAATTGTTCCTGCATTTCCACTAATTGTTCCTTTGTCATCAATGACAACAACGTGAACTTCGTCAAATCTTGAATTGCGTGCAGCAGCATATTCGGAAGTTCCTGGTCTATTTGCCAATTGGTCCCACTCAAGTGAACCAACACTTAATGGAATAGATTGATTTTCAAACCAATCTCTCTCACCAGAGTATGTTTCAGTAGTAAATGCTGAACTAGAACCGTTTGTATGAATAGCAACATGTCCAGTTTGTGGAAGAGCATATGCTCCGTTCTGTTGATAATCAACATTAACTACTGTTCCGCCAGCAGAAACGTGAGTTGTTAGTTTTATTGACAATTGATTAAAACCAACTTCAGTAACAACTCCTCTAAAATAACCATCTAAGAGTGAAGTTGTACCAGCACCGGCAACAGTGGTAGTTGAGGGAACTACTGCAGTAAATCCATATCCAGATATGACAGATACTGTACTGATACCTGTCAGAATTTGATCTGCACTAGAATCAATAATTGCTACTCTAATATCATTTGCCCAAGAACCTGGATTTCTTGCAGCAACAGTTACGTTGGAGATTGCATTCTCGTCGTAACCGAGTTGTTCGTAATGTTCGGTATTCTTAATTCTTACCGTATTGACTCCGACAGCACCACCGGTGGTGCTGTAGGTTCCGACAACACCAACAAAAGCGTTTTTAAGTCCCTTAGTTGTTGTTACGTTATAGTCGTCTGCTCTTGAGACAAGCATCACACCACCATAAGCAAGGTAGGATGAAGCTACCATCCAATGCTCATAGTGCTTATCAGTTGAATACGGTCTACCGAAAGTGTTTAAGAGATCATCTTCTGATTCAATTAATTGGGGAAGATCTACAGGTCCCTTGGTGAATGGAGCAACAAGCGCCCCAATTCCACCAGAGACTGGATCGACTCTTCCAATAGTTAAATCAACTTCTCTTACTACAATTCCAGGAGATGCTAAATTTAGGGGCATCTTTTTGGTCTCCTTGGTCCAGAGTTATCTCAAATTATTTATTAAAAGGGGTATTTTGAATGGGGAATCTTGACGTGAAATCTACCAATCTGGATATTCCCAAGTATTATTAATCTTCTTAACTCGTTTCTTTGTACATTCTTTACATTCATATGAATATGAAGATGCTAATGGACCTCTATCTCTTCTAGTCCTGTAAAATCCATCTACTAAATTTTTAGTAGCACCACAAATTCTACATTCTCGCTCATAGAGTAAGAGATGACCTAATTGTAACTGGTCATCTAAGTTCATTAATTGTAATCCCACATATGAGAGTTATCACCATATTCATCAGTATGCCATCTATCTCCATTATCATCAGTAAAGGATGTTATATCATTAATACCATCATCTAAGAATCCAAAAGGTGCCATATCTTGGTCAATCTGATTTTTTTGCTCTTCATAAATTCTTTTACGAATATCATTATCAGTCATCTCTTTGAAATATTCTTGTGCAACTAACCAAGCAAAAATAACAAGACACATTGCAAGGTCATCATTACACCCTTCCTCTGCTTCAAATGAATTATGTCTTTGAGCAAATGTTGTGAGTTCTGCTATGATTTCATAGTCTAAAGTTAATAATTTATAATCTTCTATTAAAATTTTTAAGTTGGAACAACCAAGTTTTTTTACTTGGGCAGTTGTTCTTACACCCATCTGAGATTTTTTGCCAGAAAACCCATGTCCAACAACTTGACCGGCACGACCTCTCATTGCTGCCATCAGCATGTTTTCATATTCTAGGTCGTAGTGAAGAATGTTTGCTACTTGTTCTCCAATATCATTAACTTCTATCAATACCCAAGCATCATTATAACCTTTTGCAGTCTGTTGAATTATATTTGGGAATAACATTGGTTTGACTTCATTATTCCTATATTTCGCAACTATCTTATAGGGAAACTCTGTAATATCAACAACGATAAATGCAGAATAATCGTTGCCCAACCCACGAGCAACATCAACAGTAAGAAGATAATTATGCTCAGGTTTTGATTTTTCATAAACATCCAAACCCGCATTTCTTTGAATTGGGTCTTCATAGATGAGATTTTTCAGAATTGCAGGATTAATTAGTGTATTGACAGATCCTAAGAACTCGCACTCAAACTCAACTTTAAACTGTTGTTCGGATGTATTTTTGATAGTTTGCTCTTTCCAAACTTCATCTCTTCCAGGAACTTCAGACCAATGGACATCTGTAGGAATATATTCACTCTTACCTTTCTCTGCATCATGCCACATACGGTAGAAGTGATTCATACCATGTGGAGTAGATACAATAATTACTTTGGTGTTTTTACCAGAAGTAATAGTAGGATATACAGAGGCAAAGAACGAGTCGGCAACATGATTTGGGACGAACGCGAACTCGTCAAGAAAGAGGATGTTGAATGACATACCTCGGACAGCACTTGCAGACGTAGATGCTGCCAATATCTTACTGCCATTTTCTAATTCTAGAGATCCTTTATTCCATGATATGATGCCCTGTTGCATCCATTTGGGCAAGTTTTCGTATGCAGTTTGTAACCTACTCAACAATTCTCTTGCAGTTGCTGCTTTGTTTGCCAATATACCAATATTGACACTATCATTAAATACTGCGTAATGTAATAAGTATGAAATCACCGTAGTAGACTTACCAGTCTGACGTGGCATTTTGCATATATTAAATCTATTCTCATGAAAGTTATTAATTAACTTTTCCTGAAAATGATATGGATGAAATTGAGTCAATCCTTCATCGAGTGAAACAATCTTAATATAATTGTTTGAAAAATAAACAGGATCTTCTTTACACTTCAAGAATTCTAGAATTTGTTCTTCTGTGAATTCTATTGATGTATTTGCTTTTTTTAGATTGGGATTACCAAGATATACATTATCATTCATAATAAAAACCTAACTCAACATTTCCAACGTTTACGTGCTTTACAAATTTTCTTATCTGGGGTTTTAGTGCAGTCAATGTTATGCATGTCTTTCTGTCCTTTAGAACGAGCACAGAAGGATTTGCGTCTTTTTGAATCTTTACTACCTTTCTTAGGATTTCCAGTTACTGCAGTCTTTAATTTAGAACCTGGATTTTCGCGCTTATATGCATTAACAGATTTTTGACTCATTCCATCAACACCGTCTTTGCGGTTTGATTTCTGCCAATCTTCAGTAACACTAGTTTTTTTCTTTTTCACACAGTTTGGATATTTTTTACCAAACATTGTCTTCATACCCTTTTTCTCATATCCTTTCCAACACTTTTCATCAAGCATTTCACTTCCTATACCTTTAGTTGCTTGAAGAGGTTCTGGTTTGATAATATCAATTGATTCATATTCTGTACCTTTAAAATCATCTCTCCAATCAGAGTAATCATAACTTTCTTTTTTGGTCTTGTTGCCCCAATTAGCAGCACCTTTTTTGCGGCACTTAACTAATGCACCAGAGGCATAAGCACTTGGCCAAACAGAATAACGAGACTTGACTTTATGGTAACAGGCATCTTTCTTACCCTCATCCACCATCTCGGTTTCTTCAGGTAAAGGTTCATCTACATAAATTTTTCTACCTGCTTTTTTACTTGCCTTTCTATAGCGATCCATATCTTTAGTTTCTGCTTTATTGAAGGAAACTGGTTTTCCTACCTTAGGATGACCCTTAGAATATAGAATTGGACTGCCATCAATACTTGGATTGGAGTATCCAATGTTTGCTTCATCAACTAGTTTGCCTTCAGATTCATATGAATTTTTCAAAGCATCACGAACAGTGTTAATTGCACCACCAACGTCTCCACTGGTAGCTTGATCGTAAGCCTTTCCACCAGTTCTTCCACCTCTTCGTCTGCCAATCATTCCACCGAGAGGACCAAACTTATCTCTTCCGACTCTCTCACCAGTTGTTTGACCAGTTCTGACGGCCACATCTCTACCAGCAGATTTAATTCTATCTAACAGACCTTCAGTCATTTCACCTTCTGGTTGATAAGATTGATTTTGAAGTCTTTTCAACATCTCATTTCTTTTTGAAACATTACTGAAGATCGTTCCCCTTTTAGTCTTAGGGTCTTTATGATAATTTCCCTTTCTTACATTTTCTTGATTCTTTGGATTTAAAAAATCAAGAATACCCTCGTCCAGTTCAGTTCTCCAGTTTGAATAAGATTCTGTTTTCACGTTGATTGCCTTTCCTTTTCTATTTGGATTTGGATCTTGACGTTGCTTTCTATTAAATGCCCTTTTCTCTTCCTTATCATCTAAATTTGCAGCCATTTTGCTGGATCCACACTTGGGTTTGGTCTTTTGTCCTGGCTGTTTGGCACAAGGTTTTCCAGCGTATTTTCCACCCAATTGAACCCAACCAGGTTTGCCATCACTAGACTTACTCTTACCAAACCAGTCAC